AAAGTGAAGTATTGTTGAAGTTAGTAAATCACTTGCAGAATATCTTGTTAGAGCATACAACAACAGATGGCAAATTGTTGAAGAAGATGTTAAAGCAGAAGTAAAAGAAGAAAAGAAATCATCAAAGAAATCAAAGTAATTTAATAATTAAGATTCTGAAATATCATGTATTCAAATTTAACTTTATTCAAGCAGTATTTAGGAATAGATGTTAATGATACTACAAATGATGTATTATTGACACAATTTTTGAATAGTGCTACATCTAAAATCAATAATCTTTGTTGAGTAGATTCATTTGATGAATGAGAATACACAGAAGAAATAGATTGAAGAAAAGTTATAGCAACATCAAGATGATTTGAGATTTATTTGAAGAACAAACCAGTTCAACAGATAGAGCAAATCAATTGAGTTGAATATACATGAGTTCATGGAACAGATTATATGATAATCTATGATAGAAGAATTATTTTGAAAGAAGTATCATTAAATGATTTCTGATTTGTTAATATCAAATACAAAGCATGATATAACAGAGATAATGAATGAGTTGATGAATTACCAGATGATTTGAAACTTATGGAAATGATGCTTGCAAGTGGTATGTGGCAACAACACAATTATGAATGAGTATCAAGTTATAAGTTAGGTGATGAAAGCATTACATTTGGAAGCAAAGGTGATGCAAGTGCTGATGATCAATATTTCACATTCACTACATTACTTAACAAGTATAAGAACTTTATATTACCAGTATAGAAATGAGCATTCTTTATTCAAAAACAGCAGTATTACATAGTTATTCAGAAAACGAATTTCATGTAAAAACATATGATGAAGAATGAGTATCATTTGCTTGTGCTATTCAACCAGTATGAACAAAAGATTGAATAGATTGAACAGCAATGTTCAACACAAAGAAATTATATTGTGATATAAAGATTGATGTATGAGATAAGATAGTTTGTGAATGAATAACTTATATTGTGAATTCAGTGATGTTATGGAACTGAATAAAAAGAAAATATTATAAAGCATTTATCAATGAATCAAATTGAGATTAGATGTGATTGAGTATATGAATTGAATGAGAGTTTGATGAAGTGTTCAAGATAAATTGAGCAGTATCAAGTGCAATGCAATTATCTTTAATAGATATAGCATTATTGATACAGAATAGAGCAAAAGAAAATTCACCATATTTAACTTGAACATTAAGAAGAAGCATAAATACAGACTTTACAAGAATACAGCAATGAACAGTTGTTGTATGAAGTCCAGTAAGATATGCAAGAGTAAGAGAATTCTCAAACAATCTACACCCACGAACAACATTCTATCTTAAAAGATGATACACTGATAATAAAACAGAGATAATGAATATCATGAAAAATAATTTATCAAAAGAACTTAACAACTAATGACTACATATTCATTCAAACAAATATGAGATATAATCTATGATAAGATGCTTGAACTCAAAACAGATGATAAAAGAGTTTGAGCAGTATATAATCATGATATAAAAATTGAGAACTGAATTAGTCTACCAGCAATTATTATTACACCCAGTAATGGAAATATTAGTTTGTTAGATTCATGTTCTTATGAAAATCAAATCAATTATACCGTAAGACTAATTGACAGAACTCAAAAGAATTATGCACAAGTAGAAGATAATCTAAGAGTAGTTGCAGATATGATGATGCAGAAACTCAAAGAAATCTGAACTATTACTTGGTCTAATAGTAATTGAACAACTGTGAAATGTGAATTCAATTATCAATGGTGATTTACAGATACACAAGAACCATTTAGAATATTTGAAGTTGAATGCAGATTTACAGCAGTTGAAAAATAGTTTTATCTTTTATCAAAGATATTATGGCTAAGAAAATTTGTAAAGATTGTCCAGAAAGAAAATCTGAACCAATCAAAGCAACAGAAACAAGAGTAATGAAAAAGTTCTCATTCCCATCACTTTGATTAGTTGTTGAAGCAAAGAATCTTGAAGAAGCAACAAAGAAAGTGAAAGCAATGGTAGAATATCAAAACAAGTCTATTTAGTTTATTAAGATTATAATAAAATGGCAGATGCATTCATAGGAAGACAAAGCTGAATTTGATTAGGTATTGAAGCAACAAGATGAACAGCAGTTGCACCTAAGGTTTGGCTATCTAAAACAGCATGAGTATTAAACCCAACTACTGAAACAGCAACAGATGATTCTTGATATGGAGTAATTGATGAAGTTGCATGATCATTTACTACAAAAAACTTTTCTAATATTTCATTAGAATGAATAGTAAAAGATGATTCAATTTGATATTTACTACATCTTGCATTGTGAAAGTATGATAAATTAAAGGTATTTACTTGAACAGTTGCATGATGAACACCAGCAAGATGAGATGCAGTAAGTGGTGGAGTTCTTAGAAAGATTATCACAATTGGTTGAACAAAGTATTATTTCTTTGATGGAAATGTTAGTTGAGCTTCTATTTCTAATGGAACATGGACATTGACAGCAACAGAAGTAAATTCATTTCAAGCACACTTATTTACAAGATTGAATTCTAATGCACACCCAAGTGCAACAATCTATGATAATGATCCAGTTGCTTCAAGTTATGCACCATTCATGATGATAAATAACTTTGAATTATCATGTGAAGTTGCAGATTATGTAAGATTCACAACTGAATTGCAATGAAAACAAATGCAAGCAGTTGAATGAGCTTTAACACCAGCATATTCTGATGAACCAGAATTCACAGCATCAATGTGTGGAGTAAGATTTGCAGATGATGAATCATGATTAGATAGTGCAAGTGAAATTTGTATGCAAAATTTCAGAATAGCAATCAATAAGAACTTAACAGATGTTCAATGCTTTGGTTCAACAGATATTGAAGCATTATACAATCAACAATTTGGAGTTGAATGAGATTTTGAAGCAATCTTTGATAATACAGTTCTTAGAGATTATGCATTAAATTCAACAAAGAAAGCAATCAGATTCTATGTTGAAAATAACTGAACATCATTCAGTGCAATGTATGTAGATGTTATGAAAGCATGATTGAATGATTGGAGTAAAACTGATGGAAATAATGAGTTGATTAGACAAACAATGTGATTTACTGGTGAATATTCAACAAACGATTGAGCAACAATTGAAGTATTATTGATAAACAGCAATTCTACTTGATACGATGCTTAATTACTAAATTATACGGGGTGTATGAGCTTTCTTCTCTTGTGCTTATGCACCCCAAAAAAAGAACAAGAGATGTTTTTTATACTTTATACCAAACAAGAGATGAAAGTAAAAATCAATTGAGAAGAATTTACAGTAGAGTTCAAGGGTGTTTATACACATAAAGTTGATAGATGATTCAATGAAATCTTATACAAAAATTCAGAAGATTGAAAAATGAATTATAACAACTTTCAATTAGCAAATGATTATGCAATTGAGCAGATGACTAATTTATCAAAAGAACAAATTGATGAGCTAAGTGTTGAAGATTACAATAAAGTTCTTGAAGAAATAGTGAAAATCAAAACTCCCAGTAAGAAATAGTGCATTATTAGAGCAGTTCAAAAAGACTTTGAAAACTTGAAAAGATGTAAGTAAAGAACACAGAGATTATATCTTATGTAAAGAAGTATATCATTGTTCACCAAGTGATTTAGATAATGTTGATGAAAATATATTGAATTTACATTTTGCATTCTTGAATGCAGAAAGAGAACACGAATATATTGAACAACAGAGAGCAAATCAGAAAGCAAAGATGAAAAAAAATTTAAGTAAATAATCACATACAATCATGAATGAAGAATACAATTTGAAGTTAGTTATGCAAGCACAGAATGATGCAAGCAAAGTAATTGAAAAAGTATCAAGTGATGTGAAGCAAATGAAAAATGAAGTAAGCAATGCTTCAAAATCAATTTCATGATTGACATCAAAAGAACGAGCTATCAAGTTGAGAACTAATAGTGCAGAACTTAAAAAAGAACTTGAAGATATTAGAGCAAGCATTCTTAATCTTGAAAGTGCTGATAACACAGCAGAGAATATAGAAAAATTAAAGCAACTAAGAAAAGAATACTCAAATGTAAAAGAGCAATTAAATAATAATGCAAAAGCATTAAGTGATTTATGAAATAATGCAAAAGCAACAACATCATTATTAACTAATTTGATATGAAAGTTATGATGATTTGCAGTTGCTACACAGCTTGTTAATTGATTAGTAAATTCATTCAAAGAATTTCAGAATTCTCAAAGAACTCTTGTTGAAATGACATGAGCAACTTGAACAGCATTAAGAGATTTATCAAATTCAATGTTAGAAGTTCAAGGAACTGTTCAACAATCACAATGAGAAATAGCAGAAGCAATTGGAGAATTAAATACAAGATTATGAATTACATGAAAAGAGCTTCAAGATACTACTCAATTGTATCTTAATTTTGCTGATATTACATGACAGCAATGAAAACAAGCAATTGCAGATAATATAAAAATGTTCAATTCATGGTGAGTTGCAACAAACGATCAATCAAAATATCTTGATATGCTTGCTTATGCATGACAAAGAACATGAATTGATGTTGCAACATTGAGCAGAACATTACAAGATAATAGTGCAACATTGCAACAAATGTGATTCAGTTTAACTGATTCTATTGCATTATTATCACAATTTGAACAGCAAGGAGTTGATGCAAATTCAACATTACAAGCTATGAAAATATGAATAGCAAATTTAATAAATGAATGACTTGCACCAACAGAAGCACGAGATACAGTTATATCAAAAATTCAGAATGCTACAACAGATGCAGAAGCAATGAATATAGCATTTGAGATATTTTGACAAAGGTGATGATTATCAATGTTCAAAGCAATAAGGAGTTGAACAACAGACCTTAAAGCAATGAACCAAGAATTAGAGAATTCAATTTGAACAATTGAAAGAACAGATAAAGCAAGTGAAACATTGTGAGAATTCCTTGAAAGAAAATGGAGTTGAGCAATGGCAAGTTTTATTCAATGGAATAATGAATGATTCCGAGCAGTTCAAGATTTATCAAATATGATTTCTGATAGTCTTGCACCAAGTATTGATAATATAGAAAGTGAATTTAATAAATGGAAGAAATGAATTGAATATCTAATTAAATGAAATGCAGATTTAGTAGTTGAATGATGAAATGTAAGTATTGTTCTTAATGAGCAAGGTGTTGAATTAGAAAAAACAAGAATCAAAACCGAACAATTGAAGAAAGCAGAAGAAAATGCGATAGCAATAACAAATCAATATGCACAAAGTTGAGAATTATTGAATAAAGCACTTGCAACTTTTGATGCACTAAAAATTGATGATTCAACAACAAGAAGTGAGTTTGAAAAAAGTAAAAGTAGTGCA